CTGTATCCGCGCAAGGTTGTCATCCGTCATCGACCTGGGTATGTCCGCTTTGACAACAAGGTGTCCGTGAAAGACTATCTCGCGCTCGTCCCTGGCAGTCGGTCGGTAGTCACTCCAACCGCCCTCCATCCAGGCATGGAAGGCGACTATCAGTTTTTTGGGTCTTGCCTCGCGTTCTGCGCAAGCACGTAGACAGCGACCTCGACAAACAAGTCGTACAGGTCTGGTGCACTGAGCACATCGTCGGCCTTAGTCAAAGACTTGTCGTTGACGTGCAGGTTTTCCACACGCACTACAGCCGTGCGAAACAGCGACCGCAAGTCTGGCTTGACGACACTCTTGCCATCCTCGGCCATGCCAAACTCGATAGCTCGCTCTCGCTCTCCGGTAGTTAGATGGCGCAGGACAAACTTGATGGGCTCGTCGTCTTCCTTGTTGCCGTTCCACTCCGGGATGTACTCACCTTCTTTCGCAATTGTTAGACGCATCTACACTCCTCTACGTATTCCAGGTCAACGCGCCGTTGCCCTGCAGGCTAAACGACACCGTAACCTTATCGGCCACCGCGCTAACTACGCTTGCGTTGTTGAGCGCAGCGGACCCGCTCCAGTAACTGGCACTCCGCGACGTTGTGGCAAACAGCTTTACAGTTGCCATCGCAGGCGGGAGCGTTGAGTCAAACTGGTCGAGTAGCGTGTCCTGGTAGCTATTGCTCCGGTCGAACGTCCCAGACGCCTCGACGCTCCAGTCCTTAAGCGTTTGAGAGCGCGACCGAAACGATGAGCCATACACGGTGACATCGACTGTCTCGATGACAGGGTTGATAGTCCAAGAGTCAAGAGCCGCTGTGCCGCCTGTAGTCCCCGTCGTCCCCGTCGTGTCAAACCAAACGTCCCCATCTTTGCCTAAGTAAGCTGCCATGTTATCTCCTTACGACGTGTAGGACAGAGCGCCGTTGCCCTGGAGCGATAGCGATATGGTCACCTTGTCAGCGACAGCGCTAACGACCGATGCGTTGTTGAGCACCGCGTTGCCGCTCCAATACTTGGTCGACCCGACGCTCTCATACAAACGGATAGCAACGTTGCCGAGACTCCCGCCGGACTCAAACGGATCGAGTAGCGTGTCCTGCTGTGCGTTGCTCCGGTCATAGGTACCGCTTGCCTCGACGCTCCAGTCCTTAAGCGTCTGCGAGCGCGTCCGGTAAGAGCTCCCGTACACTGTCGTGTCCACGGTTTCTATCACAGGGTTGAGCGTCCAGGCATCCAGCGCGATCGTGTTTGCGCCGACGCGGACATCTCCATCCTTTCCCATCACTGCCGCCATGATCCCCTCCTATGGCGTCGACTTGTTGTAGAAGTAGACCACCTCAAACTCGTTGTCTATGACGCTGTAGTTTTCCAGCGTCCCGTCGTCCGTCTCCACATTCATCGGATAGACCGCCGCGGCGACACTGGTAACATCCGTGCTCTGCATCGCGACTTCGATGTCGGCTATCAGCCTCTGGCGCTTGTCTGCCAGGTTGTTGTTGCGATCATAGAGATACCCTCGTACGTTAAGCTGGACCCGTGCTTCCCGGTCCAGTCCGGTTGACGGGAACGTCTCAAGCGCTCGCTCGGTCACCCGGTCCAGCATCGTCACTATCGGATAGTCCACGTCGTCATAGTCCCACCACGGTATCAGATCCCTGGTGACAGTCCTGATGCCGGTCGAGTTTGTAAGCGCATCCTCGATGCCGTCTATGACTTGTTTGCGGGTACTCATCCAGCCCTCTTTAGCTTTGCCACCACTGACCGACGAATGAACTTGAGCACCTGGGCACGCTTGCGCTCAAGTGCCGGTGCAGCAAAAGGACGCTTTGGAATCCGCACCCGCGGCGTCTTCACCCACTTCTCGCCGACACGGAACACAAGAAACGGCCCATCCTTCGGGAAGATGGTTTTGCCGTACTCATGCGACTGTGCCTTGTACTGCTGCTTGCCGTCGATAAACACGCGAGCCCGCAGCGGCTTTAGCGATATCTCTTTCTCGACAGCACGCCGCAGTTTTCCGCTGCGCACCTGGAGGACTCGGCCCGACAGGTTGGCCTTCATCTCCTGCGCCACGACATCGGCGCTTTTGTTGAGCGCTCGCTTGACGGTGCCAGGCATCTGTTTCATGGCGTGCTCGATCTTGCGCTTGTACGCATCCATGTTTTTGTACTTAGCCAAACCGCCTGTCCCGGTACCTATCAAGCACCTGACGGACCGAGTACGGCATATCGCCTTCGTAGGTAATGCTCGCACCCTCGACCGACTCAGACCGCACGCCGACGCCGCGACCGCCTTTCTTCTCTCGGTCGTACATGGCTTGTATCATCTCGCACGCGGCATATTTGAGGTCATAAGGCATGCTTCCTGTGTCGCCTGCGCTGGTGCTACTAACCGTGTAACCCGCTGTGTAAACGATCTTGACCGACTGCTCGCCAGCATCGAAAGTCTCGCTCTCGATATGCACCTTGCCCTGGTCGGTGTAGATACGGATGTCCGTCGAGCCAACCTTTTCGGCCGTGGTAAAGTCCCAGCTCTCGTCTATGCGGATGTCGATGTCCGTGCTATCCGACGTGATAGGATACTGGTCGAGCCACATATACGACTTGCCGTTACCGTCCCGGTAGGTCGTATGGCTACGACTCTTTAGCAGCCTTCCCGTCTCGCCGTTGAACCGATGCGACACGACGTTTATCAGCTCCGTCAGTCTCGCGTCCATCTGCGTCGACCCGGTTGTCCCCATGTAGCTCCGCACCTGAGGGAGCGTCAACAGGTTGTTTGTCGTGTCCAGGCTCATCTATCGTACTCCATCCGCACTCACACAGCTTTCGCCGCACATGCGTTTTCCCGCAATCAGGATTCCGGCATATCCGCACGTTTCCTCCTACGCCGTGGCGCTGGCAGATCCGCGGTCTCTTCCGGCGGCTCGGCCGTCGCTGTCTCAGCTCGCGGTTTGCGCTTAGGCTTTGGTGCGTCCTCGACGAGCTCTACGCTCCGCGCCTCCAGCAAGACTTTGCCGTCAGCATCGTCTAACGTCAGTTCGTCGCCAGGGTTGAAGTTGTACTTACCGCGCGCCCTGGTCTTTGCTCTTACCCTCATCATGCCCCCTCGACGAGTAGATACATGGTACCGGTCTGCCCTGTGGACGAAGTTGCGGTGATAGCAACCTTCATCCGCTCCTGAGCAAGTCCGATCTTGGTGTTCATGTACGTAAAGTCCCCGCCGGTTGTGTCTTGCGTGGCGTAATGCGGACACAGTGGATCGCCGCTAAAGTCCGATACCGTTATGCTGGACAAGATCGGTGTGTTTGTCTGCTCGCCAGTAATGACGACATCAGCGGTACTCGACAAAGTGTTGTCCGTGGTGAGGCTGATCGAGTTTATCAGTCCGTCGCACACCGGGGTGTACCCGGTAAACTCGCCCGCGGCGCTTGTCGACGAAGCACTCACAGTATCTATGTCGATAGTAAACCGAGTGACGTGTGCCATCTATCCATCCTCCCCTTGTAACTGGTCCCGGTAGATGAAGGACCGAAGCACATACTGTGCGTTGTCTTGAGCGCCGATCATCTGATGCTTGGCGTCCCTGGCCGAGAGCTCCTGCTGCGCGAAAGAGTCCATCCTGTGTTTCAGCTCCGCAACACGCGCCTTCATGCGCACGGCCATCAGCGTCGACGACTTGTCCTCGAAGCCATACATATACGCCGTCTTGAGCAAGTCGCACTGCGCCGGGATATGCACCTTGACGCCACGGCCTACCGCGATGCCGAGAAAATACTCAACACTCGGCCTCTGCCCGCCATACTCGCTGTTAGTCGCCATGTCCACGCCATACAGGTGGATCTCTTTGAAACCTAACTGCAACGCCAGCGCAATCTCGTATGAGATGGTGTTGGTAAAGTACCGGCCGAACTCGTCCGTTATATCGTCGAGCGGGAACGGCACCGATGACGGGATGTCGTCGAAATGCCGCTGCATGAAGATCGGCATCTTCGCTTTCTTTAGCCACTCCAGGTGCGCAGGGTTGCGATCCTTGTTTGCCAGCATCTCATAGTCGTGCAGCTCGAACAGGACATCGACCCGCGGCACGACCTTGTACAATTCGTTGACTCCCCATATCTCAAAAGAGTCATCGTTGAAAGGTGCAAGCCCGATGCTACTCCCAGCAAACCCGAC